AGACTATATCGAGTTTTATCTAATTTTATTACAATCAAATATGAACATCAAGGAAACGAAGAAGAGTATAATCCAAGCTGGGCACAAAGCAGTGGAGGAACTGATCAAGGTAGCTAAGGAAGCAATAGTAACTGACTCCGAAGATGACTTGACAGCCGACAAACTGAAGAATGCAGCTGCTTCAAAGAAGCTAGCTATATTCGATGCATTTGAAATACTTAATAGAATTGAAGAGGAAGAGAACTTATTGGAAGGAAAAGTAATAGAAGACAAGAAGGATAAAACCTTTCAAGGATTCGCTGAAGGTAGATCTAAATGATCTACGAGCAAACATTAGTCAAAACAGTTGAACCAATAAAGCTAACCACTATCTCTAGAATGAATAAGGGTAAGAAGTGGAAGTATGGCTACGATAAGGACCATGATATAATAGTGCTCTCGCGCAATGGTCAGATAGGAGAAATCATAGAGATACAGGACTTAGTCATCGCTCTACCTAAGGCGCCTAAGGATGTGTATAAGGACCCAAAAGATAAATGGGTTAGATTTGCTCAGCCGAAAGAATTAGAGCGCTTAAAGAACATCTTTGACTGGCGTTCGTATCCAGAAGACCAGAAGGATCAATGGCACGATTATATAGACGAAGAATTTAGAAGGAGAGAAGAGGGGTTTTGGTTTATGAATGATGGTAGACCAACCTGGATAACGGGTACTCAATATATGTACTTGCAATGGAGCAAGATTGATGTTGGAGCACCAGATTTTAGAGAGGCAAATAGATTGTTCTTTATATTCTGGGAAGCGTGTAAAGCAGATAAGAGGTGTTATGGGATGTGCTATCTTAAGAATAGAAGATCTGGATTTTCTTTTATGTCGTCAGCAGAAGCCGTTAATTTAGCCACTCTTGCAAGTGATAGTAGATATGGAATACTATCTAAATCTGGAGCTGATGCTAAAAAAATGTTTACCGACAAAGTTGTCCCTATATCAATTAACTATCCATTCTTTTTTAAACCTGTCCAAGATGGTATGGATCGCCCAAAGTCCGAGCTTGCTTATCGTGTACCCGCTAGTAAGTTTACTAGGAAAAAGATTACAGCTAATGAAAAGCTGGAGGATATACAGGGATTAGATACAACGATTGACTGGAAGAACACTGGAGACAATAGTTATGATGGTGAAAAATTAGCGTTACTAGTACATGATGAAAGTGGTAAGTGGGAAAGACCGGATAACATATTAAATAACTGGAGAGTTACAAAAACTTGTTTAAGATTAGGATCGAGAATTATCGGTAAGTGTATGATGGGATCAACATCAAATGCTTTAGATAAAGGAGGGGAAAACTTTAAGAAACTATACAATTCATCAGATGTTACAAAACGAAATAGAAATGGTCAGACAAAGTCTGGCTTATACTCTCTGTTTATCCCAATGGAGTGGAACTATGAAGGATTTATTGACGAGTACGGAGTTCCAGTCTTTACTAATCCTGATATCGATAGATTCGCACCAGACGGTGAACTAATAGATGTAGGTGTAATAGATAACTGGCAGAATGAAGTAGATGGTTTAAAAGATGATTCAGACGGATTAAATGAATTCTATCGCCAGTTCCCAAGAACAACTGAACACGCATTTAGAGATGAGACAAAGGGAAGTATATTTAATCTTGTTAAACTATATGAGCAGATAGATTACAACGAGGAGATGTCTAGAACACTAGGAGTTACTCAAGGTAACTTTCAATGGGTTAACGGAATAAAAGACACACAAGTTATATTTTACCCAGATCCAAAAGGAAGGTTCAAAGTAAGCTGGGTTCCACCTCAGCAGTTACAAAATAGAGTTGTAATTAAAAATGGAGTAAGACACCCTGGTAACGAGCATATGGGTTCTTTTGGTTGTGATAGTTATGATATATCAGGAACGGTAGACGGAGTTGGGTCCAAAGGAGCTTTGCACGGTTTAACCAAGTTCTCTATGGAAGATGCTCCAGCTAACAGTTTCTTTTTAGAATACCTATCAAGACCTCCAACTGCTGAGATGTTCTTTGAGGACGTTCTAATGGCTTTAGTTTTCTATGGGATGCCAATATTAGCAGAGAACAATAAACCACGTCTACTGTACTATTTAAGACGAAGAGGATATAGAGGGTTTAGTATGAACAGACCCGACAAAGTATGGAACAAATTATCTGTGGCAGAAAAAGAGGTTGGTGGAATACCCAATTCAAGTGAAGATATAAAACAAGCTCATGCCGCTGCGATTGAGATGTACATACAAGATCACGTGGGTATGAAACAGGATGGAACTTTTGGAGACGTTTACTTCAATGAATTGCTAAATGATTGGACGAAGTTCGACATAAACAAAAGAACAAAGCATGATGCGTCAATAAGTTCTGGGCTAGCTATTATGGCTAACAACAGGCACTTATACGCGCCAAATGCTAAGATTGAAAAAACGCCAGTAAATATACATATTTCAAGATACACGAACACCGGAGGTATGTCTAAAATAATTAAAGAATAAGATGAATAGACGAACTACAAATAATTTTTTCCCGAGTCAAGTTGTAGGTGACGCTGAGAAGGTTAGTTATGAATACGGCTTAAAAGTTGCTCTTGCCATCGAGCAGGAGTGGTTTGGTAATAGTTCCAGTAGTAATAAGTATAATAGGGGTGTAAATAATTTTCATAATCTTAGGCTGTATGCTAGAGGCGAGCAGTCTATACAAAAGTATAAGGATGAGTTATCGATCAACGGTGATTTGTCCTATCTTAATTTAGATTGGAAGCCTGTCCCGATTATACCTAAGTTCGTGGATATAGTTGTTAATGGTATTGCTGAGAGATTATATGATATAAAGGCTTACTCTCAAGACCCGGCAGGCGTTAGTAAACGTACAGAGTATATGGAAACAGTATTGAAGGATATGAAAATGAGGGAATTCGATGCTCAAACTAAAGCTGCTTTAAATATTGATTTATCGTCTACGCCGAAAGAGGAGATGCCAGATTCAGAGGATGAGCTTTCACTCCATATGCAATTAAATTACAAGCAAGCTGTTGAAATTGCTGAGGAAGCTGCGTTGAATGTTTTGTTTAAGGGTAACAATTACGATTTAATTAAAAGAAGATTTTATTACGATCTAACTGTTTTAGGGATTGGAGCTGTAAAAACTAACTTCAACACGTCTGAGGGTGTTACTATAGACTATGTTGATCCAGCTAGTTTAGTGTATTCACACACTGATTCCCCTTACTTCGAAGACATATACTATGTTGGTGAAGTAAAAGAGATTCCTATAAACGAATTGGTGAAGGAGTTTCCATTCTTAGACCAAGAGCAATTAGAGGAAATATCCAAATCTAGTGGAGGGTTTAGAAGTGGGTCTAGACAATCTGATAGCGATAGCGATAATAACAAAGTGCAGGTACTATACTTCAATTATAAAACCTACATGAACGAGGTTTACAAGGTTAAAGAGACAGCTACTGGTTCCGACAAAATATTACCTAAGGACGATAAGTTTAACCCACCCGAAAACGAAGACTCTAAATTCTCTAAACTACAAAGAGCTATTGAGTGCTTATACGAAGGAGCTATGATATTAGGTACTGACAAGTTACTTAAATGGGAGATGGCTAGGAATATGATGAGACCTAAGAGTGATTACACTAAGGTGAAAATGAATTATAGCCTAGTAGCTCCAAGGATGTACGAGGGGCGCATTGAATCTCTTGTGAGCAGGATCACTGGTTTCGCTGATATGATTCAGTTGACTCATTTAAAGCTACAGCAAGTAATGTCTAGAATGGTTCCTGATGGAGTTTACTTAGATGCGGACGGTTTAGCTGAAATAGATCTAGGTAACGGAACAAACTATAACCCACAAGAAGCGCTTAACATGTACTTCCAGACTGGTTCTGTTATAGGTAGATCATTAACACAGGATGGAGACCAAAACGCAGGTAGAATACCAATCCAAGAGATATCTAACAGTAGCTCGTCTGCAAATAAAATGCAAGGTTTAATTAGTACTTATAATTACTACCTGCAAATGATTAGAGATACAACTGGATTAAACGAAGCTAGAGACGCTTCTACACCAGATGCTAAGTCATTGGTTGGAGTACAGAGAATGGCTGCTGCAAATTCAAACGTAGCAACAAGGCACATACTACAAAGTGGAATGTATTTAACAGCTGAGGTTGCCGAAGCTCTATCCCTTAGGATATCTGATGTACTAGAATACTCTCCAACAAAAGATGCATTTATCCAATCGATAGGTGTTCACAACGTGGCTACATTAAAGGAAATGTCAGACTTACATCTGTATGATTTTGGTATTTTCTTAGAATTAGCTCCAGATGACGAGGAGAAGCAACTACTAGAAAACAATATACAAACTTCAATACAACAGCAATCTATAGATTTGGAAGATGCTATTGACTTGAGAAATATTAGAAATGTGAAACTAGCTAATCAAATGCTAAAGATCACTAGAAAGAAGAAAGCTGCTGAAAAACAAAAACAAGAACTTGAGATGACTGAGGCTCAAGGGAAATCACAAGCTGAGGCTTCTAAAGCGGCAGCTGAAGCAGAAACACAAAAAGCACAAGCAACTCACGCGTTAAACATAGAGTTAGAGAACGTTAAGGCTGGTAACAAAACACAGCAAATGCAAATGGAATCTGAGATCAAGAAAGAGCTTATGCAAATGGAGTTTGAAATTAACATGAAGCTTCAGAAAATGAACATGGAAGAGATCGACATGAAAGATACTGTTAAAGAAGATCGTAAAGACGGAAGAACAAAAATGCAAGCATCACATCAAAGTGAGCTGATCGACCAAAAATTAAACAAGAAACCACCTAAAAACTTTGAGTCTTCAGGTAATGATATTATGAGTGGGGACTTTGGTTTAGGAGAGTTTGGTCCTAAGTAGGAATTATTAACTATTATTATATTATATTATGGCAGAAAAAGAAGAGCCAATCGCAAATGACGATACAGGCAAAATTAAAGTAAAAGCAAAAACAGAAAAACAACCAGATGGTAACGAGACAAAAGGTAACGTTACTAAGGTTGCGGCGAAAATGAAGAAACCAGCTGAAGCTAATGAACCAACAGTTACAAAGGTTGATTTAAACAATCCACCAGCACAAGAAGAAGTTGTTGAGGTTGCGAGTGACGTAAGTGAAGAGGTAGAGCCGAAAGCTCAAGACACACCAGCTTTAGTGGAAATTACTGAAGAAGAAGTTATTGAAGAGCAAGTTGAAGAAGCGGTGGCTGAAGCTGAAGCAACAGGAAAACCTTTACCAGAAAACATACAAAAGCTAGTCGACTTTATAGATGAGACTGGCGGGGATATGAACGATTATGTTAAACTTAACCAGGATTACAGCGAGATGGACAATCAAGGTTTGTTGCAAGAGTTTTACAAGCAAACTAAACCCCACTTGAATACAGAAGAAATTAACTTCCTAATGGAAGACACATTCTCTTACGACGAAGACGTAGACGACGATAGAGAAATAAGAAGAAAAAAATTAGCGATGAAAGAGCAAGTTGCCGGCGCTAAAGAGCATTTAGACGGTCTAAAGTCTAAGTACTATGAGGACATCAAAATGGGTTCAAAGCTTACGAGTGAGCAACAGAATGCAATTGATTTCTTTAATAGGTACAACAAGGAGTCAGAAGTAACAAAAGCAGCATCAAAAAAGAGTACAGACATTTTTGCTAAGAAAACCGAGCAGGTTTTTAACGACAAATTCAAAGGTTTTGAATACAACGTCGGGGACAAAAAGTTTAGATTCAACGTGAACAACGCTAACACGGTTAAGGATACGCAAGGCGACATTAATAATTTTGTCAAGAAGTTCTTGAATGAAGATAATGAAATGTCAGACGCTAAGGGTTACCATAAATCTCTATACACAGCGATGAACGCAGATGCTATTGCAAAACACTTCTATGAACAAGGACAAGCTGACGCTATGCAAAGTAGCGTTGCTAATTCCAAGAACATAGATATGAGCCCAAGACAATCACACGGTGGAGATATATCCGCTGGTGGTATGACGGTTAAAGTGTTAGGCGATAACTCTTCTGATTACAAGTTTAAAATTAGAAAAAATAAATAAAAATTTAAAAAAAATTAATTATGGCAATTACACCAGGAACAACGTTGAATACAACGCCGTCACCAATACAAGCGGCGCTTTCAACAAACTACTTAGACCTTAATGGTTCTAATGGTTGGGCACAACAATATTTACCAGATCTTATGGAAAAAGAAGCTGAAGTTTTCGGACCGAGAACTATTTCAGGATTTCTTTCAAAAGTAGGAGCTGAAGAGTCTATGACTGCTGATCAAGTTATTTGGTCAGAGCAAGGTAGATTACATTTATCTTACAAAGGTAAAATCGTAACAGGTGATACTGATGATGGTGCTGATGCTGGTAACGGTGCTACAACAATGGTTACTATTGAACAAGATATGGATGGTAACGCAAAAACTACTGACCACGGTATTAGAGTGAATGACACTGTCATTATCGCTAACGCTGCTGGAGTTCACAAGGCACTAGTTGTTACAGCTGCTGCTGGAACAGCTACTATTGACGTCTCAGCTTATGGATCAGCTCTTATCGCTGATAGTAATGCGTCTTTATCTTGTACTATATTAGTTTATGGTTCTGAATACGGAAAAGGAGTTTCTTACATGACTGGTGGCGCTGCTACAGGTCAACAAGAATCTAGAGGTTCTAATGAGCCATCTTTCAAGACTTACTCTAACAAACCAATTATCTTAAAAGATTTCTATGAAGTATCAGGTTCTGATGTTTCTAGAATTGGATGGGTTGAGGTAGCTGCTGAAGATGGTCAAGCTGGTTACTTATGGTACTTGAAAGCTGAAGCTGATACAAGAGCTCGTTTCAATGATTACTTAGAAATGTCTATGTTAGAAGGTGAATTGAATGCTGCTGCATCTCTTATTGACGGTGGTAACATTGTTGATGGTTCTGCTGCTGGCGCGGGGAACGTAGGTACTGAAGGTTTATTCGCTGCTATTGAAGCAAGAGGTAATTTAACTTCTGGTATTACTGGAGTTAATGCTGCAACTGATTTAGCTGAATTTGACGCTATCTTAGCTGAATTCGATAAGCAAGGAGCTATTGAAGAAAACATGATGTTTGTAAACAGAGCTACTTCGTTAGCAATGGATGACATGTTAGCTTCTATGAATTCTTACGGAGCTGGAGGTACT